GGAGCAAAAGAGATAATTAATATACTTCCTCCAAAATTAAAAGAAAAATGCGTAACAGCAACAGGTGTAGGAACTGATTTTAAAGTTGATTTAGATGGTCTTGGGGAAATACTTTATGTAACACGTGAAAATGCTGATTCTGGTTATCTTACTCCATGTAGAAAAATACTTTCAATGTATGGAGGTTTGGCAACCGATTCAAGTAGTTTGTATTATGCGACTGTAACTGACCCCGTATATTGGATTGATGGTGATAATTCTGGAGCAGCCACATTGTATGTTAAACCTACTCCAACTGCTAATCAACCTTCAATTGTTCATCATATTGCATATCCAGCTGTTGCTTATGGAGATTCTGCAGTTGCTAATTTCCCAGATGAAGGTGAATATTTACTTGTTTTATATGCATCAGTTAAAGGATTACAAAGACTTCAAAATGATTTATTAAGCAATACAGATGTTAATAATGCATTTTCGGCTGTAACTACAGAATTAAATAAAGTTGATAATATTATTATTGAAGCAAGTGCCAAAATAGATGCTTATTATACATCAATTGGAGATATTGATGATACAACTGACCTTTGGGATGATACAAATAAAAGATTTGTATATGTTAGAGATGCTTTATTAAAAGCTCAAGTTTTAGTTGATGGAGCTACTATGGGAGGTGACACAGAACCTCAAAGTATACAATATTGGCTTAATGATGAAGATACTGAAATGGCCCAAGCAACAATACAAGCAGCTAATTTTGAATTACAAAGAGCTCAAGCTTCAATGGCAGAAATTAATTCACTAATAGCTTCTTATAAATTAGAATTAGATGGAATACCTTTATATCTTCAAGAGGCTTCAAGTTATATTGCTCAAGCTCAAGGATATATAGGTGAAGCAAAAATTAGAATGGAAAGAGATAGTCAGAAATATCAATGGTATCAAGGACAACAATTAAAATTACAACAAGATTATGATAAAGGTATTCAAATGTTAGTAGCTGGAGGATTACCAAAGCCTGCAAAAGAAAGGGCTAGATAATGGCAAAAAGCTTAACAGTTAAAAATATTATTGAACAAATAGAAGCAATATTCGGTAGACAATCAGAAGCATATATGATGAGATTAATTAATGATGCTTTATTGGATATTAATGATAATAAGCAACATTATACAGTATCGGCTAAAAGAGATTTAGTTGGTTATGATAGATGGTATACATTAACAGATGATATGGTTGATATTAAAAAAATAGAAATACTTGATACGAATAGTAGATATGTTCGTATACCAAAATTAGCAGATTCTCATAAATTATTGAGAGGTGATACTGATGATTCGGATGATGAGTTAACTTAGGAGAATTATGGCAACGAATAAAAGAACATTTCCAAATGATTATTTTGCATGGTATAATGATGATGATAGATTAGCCATACTTTGTATAGATACTACCGATGTATCAGGAGAATCAACAAGAGAGAAATATGATACTTATCAAGGTGATGATGTAACTAATGGCATAAGGATAACATTTCATTCTAAATATGAAGAAGTAACAGCAGTTACTAATGATTTAAAAACACATGCAGGAGTTGATAGTGCTTTACATAATGCAGTCTTATGTTATGTAAAATCTAGATTACTTGAAGATATGGGCGATTTACAAAAAGCTCAATATTTTACAAAAATGTTTCAAAATAAAGTAAATAAACATAAAGGTAGAAGGTCTGGGGTAAGAGCTTTATCAGTACCAAGATTATAGGAGATTAAATGGCGACAACATGGTCAAAAGAAAGTAGTACAAAAGCATCATCAACAGGTTCAACTGCTTCAACTTCATTTCAGTTAGATAGTGGAGAATCCTTTTTGGTAAAAAATTCAAGTTCGTCAAATATATTTACAATCGCAGAATCATCAGGAGATGTAACAATAACTGGTGGTATAACTGTTGCTGGTGCCTCTGCTTTTGATATTGGAGATTCAGATAAGTTATTATTAGGTGATGGCGATGATTTTCAATTATATCATGATGGTTCAAATTCATATATAGCAAACTCTACAGGTGCTCTTAAACTTGCAACAGAATCAAGTGGAATAGCAATATCAATTGGACATACAACTTCTGAGACTACAGTTAATGATAATTTAACAGTAACAGGAACAGCAACATTTACATCAGGAGTGAAATTAGCAAATAATATTATATATGCATCAGATGGTGGAAGCACAATAACACTTGATACATCTGATAATGTAACCATTGCTGGTGACTTAACAATATCAGGCGGGAATATAACAAGTGCATTGGCTCTTGATTCAACATTATCAGTTGCTGGTTTATTAACAGCAACAAGTGGAGTTAAACTCGGAAATAATATTATATATGCATCAGATGGTGGAAGTACAATTACTTTAGATACGTCTGATAACGTAACAATTTTAGGTGACTTAACAATATCGGGTGGTAATATAACAAATGCAATAACATTTGATTCAGCAGTAACATTATCATCAACAATTAATGGAGCAACTCTTGGAGTTGATTCAGACTCAGTATTAGTTCAATCAACAAGTGCTTCAAGTGGTACATCAAATACAATATTTGGTAAGAATGCTGGGGATTCAATTGCAAGTGGTGGTAATTATAATACATTATTTGGAGAAAATGCAGGGACAGCATTAACAACTGGCGATAAAAATGTTATAATTGGATATAATGCTGGAGATGCCGCTGATGATGTAGACGGAATGGTTTTGATTGGTTATTTAGCAGGAAGTGCAATTAATAATGCTGAAGCTGATTCAATTATAGCAATAGGAAACTCAGCTCTAGAAGCAAATACAGATGGTAGATATAATACAGCTATAGGTAAAGAAGCTTTAACATCAAATGTTCAAGGGGATAGTAATACTGCAATTGGTTGGAATACCCTATTGATTTATAATGCAGAATCAGCAGGGGAAGGTCATAATACAGCTTTAGGAACAAATTCTGGTGTTTATATAGAATATGGTCAATATAATACAGCCATTGGCTCACACGCAATGTATAGTAATGCTTCTGATAGATTAGATGGAGACCATAATACAGCAGTAGGTTATAGGGCTGGATATGACCTTGAAGGAGCTGCAGTTGGAAATAATATTTTTGGTTCAAGGGCTGGAGAAAATATTACAACAGGTACATATAATACAATATTTGGTTATGAAGCAGGTGATGCAATGACTACAACAAGTGGATGTGTTCTTGTTGGTCAAGGAGCAGGAGGAGTAATCAATTCAACTGATGCTAATTATACAACAGCAGTCGGATATGAAGCTCTTTTAGATTTAACAGAAGGTCAATATAATACAGCTATTGGAAAAGATGCTGGTCATAATGTAACAACTTCAGACTATTCAACATTTGTTGGTTTTCAGGCAGGTAGAGGTAATCCTTCAACACCTTTAACAGGAAGTTCAAATACAGCAATAGGATATAGAGCTGGATATGCTTTAGAAGGAGGAGGCGCTAATAATATATTAATTGGAGCTGGAGCTGGGGAGAATATTACAACTGGAGATGATAATACAATAATAGGAAAAGCTGCTGGTGATGCAATGACAACAAGCGACAATTGTGTTCTTATAGGATATGCAGCAGGTGGTGCAATTAATTCAACAGATGCTAACGGAACTGTAGCAATTGGATATAATGCTTTATTAGTAAATACAGATGGTAGATATAATATAGCAATTGGACAATCTGCTCTTATAACAAATCAGCAAGGAGATGCTAATATAGCCATAGGGTATAAAGCTCTTAATTTATTTAATGCAGAATCTGCAGGAGAAGGGCATAATACAGCAATAGGATTTAATTCAGGTGAATATGTTGAATATGGAGTACAAAATACATTTTTAGGTTCATATGCAGGTGAAGGTATAACTGGAGATAAATTAGATGGAGATGCTAATGTAGCAATCGGATATTCAGCAGGTCAAAAGTTGCAAGGAGATGCTAATAGTAATACATTAGTTGGTGCGTTTACAGGGACAGCATTAACAACTGGTGTAAGGAATACTATATTAGGAAAATCTGCTGGTGGAGCGATAACAACGGCTAATTATCAAACTATAATTGGTTATGATTGTGGTTCAT